ACCAACAAGACAAGAGTTTAGTGGCGATGGCAGTACAACAACTTTCACATTAAATCAAACTGTAAGTTCAGAACAAGACATTGTTGTATCCGTAGATGGTGTGGTGCAAGAGCCAACTGGAGCTTACACTGTGCCAGATGGTACAACTTTAACATTTTCAGCAGCACCAAGTAATAACTCTGGCAATAATATTTTTGTCATGTTCTTTGGTAGAACATTTGGAACAGTTACCCCAGCAGCAGAAAACAAAGGTAACTTTAAATCTGGTGGTATATTTAGAACTAATGCACAAAGTTTAACTTCTAACGCAACTATACTTGCTACAGAGAACGCACAAGTGACAGGTCCGTTAACAGTTGCATCTGGCGTAACTCTTACAGTTGAAAGTGGTGGAAGGTTGGTAACATCGTGAGTGAAATATTTGTAGATACGATAAGAAAGACTGGTGGTTCACTAGGAACAGATATAAGAGTTAAGAATACATCTGTGTATGAGTCTGATGGTGGCACGAGTGTTACACAAAA